TTTAAACCAACGGTAGGTAAATTAATATTATTTCCGTCATATCAATATCACTATGTAAGAAGTAATATGACACAAAAGGATAGAATTACATTAGCCTTTAATACTCAATATTTAAACATAGAAGATTTAGATAAATTTAATAGCCTAAATAATAACATGAATTGAAGGAGAAATTATGGCAGAGCAACAACAAAGAAATCCAAATTTAATGAATCCAAAAGCAATGGAAGCAGTAGCTGGTACAAGAGGTATTAGTGAGAGTGTAGTATTGTTTTCAGAGGTTCTAACAAAAGTTAATAACGCAAAAGATAAACCTAAAAAGGTTGCAGTATTACAACAATATGATAATGCCCCATTAAGACAAGTTTTAAAAGGTGCATTTGACCCTAGTATAAAATGGGATTTACCAGAGGGTAACCCACCGTATATTGCTAATGAGGCACCAATTGGTACTGAACATGGTCTATTAAGAAACGAAGCAAAAAGATTGTGGCATTTTGTAACAGGCGCTGACGCTGAAACTACAAAGACACAAAAAGAAACTATGTTTATTCAAATACTTGAAGGATTACATGCTGACGAGGCTAAGGTATTACTTGGTATGAAAAACAAATCATTAAATAAAATGTATAAAGGTTTGACCGAATCAGTTGTTAGAGAAGCATTTGGTTGGAATGACAAATTTGTTAGACCAGAACCAGAACAAAAATAGAACAAAATCACGAAAAAACAAGTAAAATAAAGCGAAATAAACGCTTGCCTAATGAGCTAATATAGTGTATAGTATACCAATAAATATAAGAAAGGATACTATGAAAAAACTAATATTAATACTTGCTGTCTTGTGGTTTGGTTTAAATGCGTTTGCAAAATCAGTACAAGCAGATGATTACAACACAGCTGTTGTTGCTCATGTTATAAAAGAAAACATAAGTGGTAACGGTGTAGATATGTCTGTACTAGAGGCAGAAATGGCTAAACTTGCATATCAATTTTCTTTAGAAATGACAGATGTTATTGAAAAACATTTGCCAAATATTTTAGAAAGTATAGCTGCTGAATTAAGAATGAAAGCAGATGAAATGTATAAAGAGGAAATAAGTGGCTAAAAAACGAGTAAAATCTGATGTACTTCCTGGCATACCATTTGAGTTTGATTTCTATATGGTGTATTGGGAGGATATTCAAAGTGATTCAGGTTGGCGAACTCTGAAAGAAATTCAGAAAAGCAAACCTGCTATATGTGTATCTACTGGTTGGCTTGTAAAAGAAACCAAAGATGTACATGTATTAATGAGTGATTATAATTATGATGAACATAACGAGTTAAGTGATGGTGGTAATACTACTGTTATACCAACTAAAAATGTTATTCAGAAATTTTTAATCAAAGGTTTATAATGAGAAGGGAAACTATATTATGGCACAAGCGAGAAAATCAAAAGAACTAGACCACTATCTAAAGTCGGTCATCAATTCTGTACCTAAAAAACTAGATAATTTTATGAACGGTAATGATAAGACAATTACTTATTATACTGGTAATTGGGCTACAGATGTATTAAACAACTTTACAGAAAAACAATCAGAAAAAATATTTAAGACCATGTCTAAATATATGAATAACAATGATTTACAATTCTTTCAAAAGAAGAATAAGAACATTGAAATCGGTACTTGGTCAGAGTACGGTGAAAATGAACCAGAGTCTATTTCTAGTTATGATTATATTGTAATACGGAGGGCTTAAATGATACAAAAAATTAAAACTGTATTTGCAACATTAGTGGTAGTTTTTATTGTTGCATTTTCATTTGGTATATGGCACACTTACAAACAAAATAGTATAGAGGCTGCCGAGATTGAAACACAAGAAGTTGTTGACGCATTAGAAAAAATCATATCTGTTACAAAACCAGATTTTGAAAGAGAAAACAATCAAACATTTATCAATAGTGTTGGTGAATGTGTTAACTATATTTACAATACTACAACAGATGTAATACCTGTAAACTTTGAAATATTACTAGCTCAGGCGGCTTTAGAAAGTGGTTGGGGTAATAGTAGATTTGCATTAGAGGGTAAAAACCTGTTTGGTGTGAGAACTTATGACCTACGAGAACCACATATGTTACCTAGTAACAATCCTAAAAAATGGGGTGTAAGAGTCTATATGCATGAATGTGATAGTGTACAACATTATATTGATATCATAAATAATGGTAGTGCTTATGAAAAGTACAGAGAATTAAGAGACAATGGTGTTTCTGATTCACTTAAATATGTAGAAACACTTGGTGCTTATGCAGCTGATAAAAAATACTTTCCGAAATTAAGAAGTATAATTAAAAAGCTAAGAACTGAATACGATATACCAATTTTAAACTAGGATAATATGTTTACAATAATAATAACTTTTTTAAGTGCGATTTCTATATCTGTAATAGCCGCTGGCTATTCTATTATAGGTTTATCCACTTTATTTGCAGGTGCAGTAATACCTATCATTGCTATGGGTAGTGCATTAGAGGTCGGTAAATTAGTTGCCGCCTCTTGGTTGTATAATAACTGGCGCAATAAACTTGTACCTAAAACTATAAAGGCATATCTTACATTTGCAGTAATAGTTTTAATCTTTATTACTTCTATGGGTATATTTGGTTTTCTATCAAAGGCGCACCTAGACCAAGTGCAACCGACATCATCAAATAATATTAAGATTGAATTGATTGATAATCAAATTATACAACAAGAAAAAATTATAGAAAGGTCTAATAAAACATTAACTCTATTAGATAGTGCATTAGAAAAATATGTTGATATGGAGTATGTGACCAGAGGTCTAAAAGAAAGAGAAAAACAAAAACCTGAAAGAGACGCATTAACACTTGCTATAAACAATGCAAGTGATGAGATTGCAAAACTAACTACTAAAAAGGCAACACTTGAATTAGAACAAGATAAGATAGAGGCTGAAGTAGGACCAATTAAATATATTGCAGAATTAATTTATGGTGATGAGGCAAAAGACCATTTTGATAAGGCAGTTAGGTGGGTAATAATAGTATTGATATTTGTATTTGACCCATTAGCAGTATTGTTGCTAATAGCTGCCAACATATCGTTAAGGAGTAGAAAAGTTGAAAAAGAAGAAGAAGATAATAAAGTCCAAAAAGATTACCAAAAAGAGGCTACTAACGCAAAAGCTAGAGCGAAAAGAATCAGAGATAGAGAAAAATTTTACAAAGATATTCTTAAAAAAATAGGTAGTGGTAAATTAAAAACCAAAGATTATGATGATATGCGTAAATTAGGCCTAAATCCAGACGAAATTCGTATAAAACTAGACCAAATAATGGAGTGGAATGACAATCAGACGGTTGCCAAAGACTAAAAAATGTTATATAATGAAGTTATGATTACAGAAAGTTTGAAAGATAGAAGAATTAAGAACGCAGAAAAAGCTTGTAGAGATTCTATGACAGATTGGTCAAAGAACTATTGGTTTAATGTGTTCTCTAAATTATGTAAGAAGTATGGTCGTGATGATTACTTCAGAAAGACGGTGAATTAATGAATGTATTTTATGTAGATAAACATCCAGTAAAAGCTGCTGAACAAATGTGTGATAAACACATTGTCAAAATGATTTTAGAGTCAGCACAATTACTATGTACATGTCATAGAGTACAAGATGGTACAGAGTATTATGACAAAACAAAAAATGGTAGAAAGATTAAAAGGTGGACACACCCTAATCCTAATTTAGAACCATTACTATACAAAGCAGGCTGGGTAAAACACCCTAGTACAATATGGTTATTTGAGTCTGCCTATAATTACATATGGTTATACAAACATATGTTAGCTCTTAATGAAGAATATAAGAAAAGATATAATCATACAAAAAATCATGTAACGATTGATAAACTAGGTGAAGTTTTAAAACATCCACCAATGAATGCTAAATATAATGTAATTGCAACTGACCCAAAACCAGCTATGCCTGAATATTGTAAAATACCAGGTGACGCAGTAGGCAGTTATAGAAAGTATTATATTATGGAGAAACGAAGATTTGCGACTTGGAAAAGTCCAGCAAAAGTACCAGAATGGTACATAGAAGGAGTAAAACAACATGCGTGAACAAATAATAGAGGCAATTAAGAAACATGCCGAAGGACATATAGCAAAGCATAAATCCAATGTAGAGGTTTTTTTAGAAAAACCTGTTGGTGTTGCTAGTCATCCTGACCACATAGAAACAATCGAAAAAGAATTAAAAGAGATTGCTCACTATGAGGAACAATTAGAAGTAAATAATAAACACTTCACACACAAAGACCCATTTAAGGGATAGTAATGCCAATATACACCTTTGAGAATACGAAGACAGGTAAAGTTTATGATGATATGATGTCTATTGCAGAAATGGAAAAATTTCTGAAAAAGAATAAACATATTAAACAGAAACTTACAACTATAAATATATCAAGTGGTGTAAGAGGTATGGGTAATATGAAGAATGATGGAGGCTGGAAAGATAATCTATCAAGAATTGCAGACGCTCATCCGACCAGCGAGTTGGCACAACAACATAGAAAAAGGTCTATAAAAGAAGTAAAAACTCAACAAGTGGTAGCAAAACACCGTAAAAGACAACAAGGTAAAAAGTAATGGCAAAAGATATACCAGATTATTTAAGAGAATATGACCTTGACCAAGATTGGGGTTTTACACCAGTTAGTAAAGCACCTGAATCTACACCGAGTGTTGATACTTCCGTCATAGAAACCAATAATGTTGAATTGGCGAAAGTTAAATCAGATGTAGGTGATATTAAAAGTATGATGAATGAAATCATGCAAATAGTAGCAGAAAAAGATAAGGTAACCGAAGTATTAGAAACTGAAGATGTTACAAAAAGATTTAAAGAGGCAGAGAAATTAATACTTCCTTTTTTATACAATCTTATGAAGAGTGATGAACCTTACATACATTGGCCAAATAGAACACCAATTATTAAGGCACAGATAGAAAAATTTTTACAGATAACAAGAGGTAAATAATGAAGTTAAGTAATAATTTTAGTTTAAAAGAAATGACTGCTTCACAAACAGCAGTCCGTAAGGGTATTAGTAATAACCCTAGTGAAGACCACATGAACGCTTTAAAAGCATTGTGTGAGAATGTACTACAAAAAGTTAGAGACCATTTTGGTAAAGTAGTTACCATATCTAGTGGGTACCGTAGTCCAGAGTTATGTGAGGCAATAGGCTCAAGCAAAAATTCACAGCATGCTAAAGGCCAGGCGGCCGATTTTGAGGTGTTTGGATTGAGCAATGCAGAATTAGTAAAATGGATTTCTGAAAGTTGCGAATTTGACCAGATGATATTGGAATTTCATAATTTAGATGAACCTAATTCCGGATGGGTACATTGTTCTTATCGTGCTGATGGTGAAAACCGTAAGCAAATATTAAGAGCATATAAGAATGAAAGTAATAAGACTTGTTATGAGTCTTATGTTCCTAGCTGAAAAGAAGACCGAGAAGAGTTAAGAGGTGATTCGGAGAAGATAAAAGAACATATGTTAGATTACAGGTCAATCTAGGCTTGACAATATGAAATATAATGTATATAATATAGATATAAAATGATAAAGGAACTGATATGGCAAATTTTGTAAAATTAGACGAAAGTAAATTTCCTGATACAAAAGGAAAAAGAATTGATGGTATGCGTTTCTATGAAGTTGATGGCAAGGCGTATCCGTCTGTTACAACCGTATTAGGTGCTATACCGAAACCAGGTCTTATCGCATGGCGTAAGAATGTTGGTGAAGAGGCAGCCAAGTGGGAAATGAATAGAGCAGCTCGTAGAGGCTCTGCTACTCACACACTTGTTGAACAATATTTAAAAGGTGAAACACCATCTATTCGTGATGTGTTGCCTTTAGGAATGTTTAGATTATTAAAACCTTACCTAGACCAAATAGATAACATACACGCATTAGAAAGAATAATGTATAGTCATAAATTGACTATTGCAGGTCAAGTTGATTGTATTGCAGAATACAATGGTAAACTATCCGTAATTGATTTCAAAACAGCAAACAAAGAAAGAGTAGATAGTTGGAATGAAAACTATTATATTCAATGTACTGCTTATGCAACAATGTATGAAGAACTATTTGACACACCCATAGAACAAATTGTTATTCTACAAGCAGGTGAAGATGGTTCATGTAAGGCATTCGTAAAAAACAAAGCTGACTACGAAGAAAAACTTGGCAAAGTAATACAAGACTTTTATAAATATTACGAAGAGAAGACAAAAGGCACCTTGAAGTCATAATGGTCTCTTAAAAAGGAGCAACCAATGTTAAAAAAAAACTTGTTGTTGGCCTTTTTGCTAACTTTTATACTAGTAACTAGTGTAGCTACAGCAGACCATAAGCCAACAACCGAATATGAAGGACTAGAATGGTCACAAATACCTGTTATTTGTGGTACAACAGACGCAGTAAACGAATATCTAGTACATAACGAGTTTGAATTACAAAATTTATCTGTAGGAAAAGAAAACGCCTCACCCGGTGGTCAAAGTGTTTATATGGTAAGTTACTTTATAAACAAAGAAAGAACTGAAACTATGGCTGTAATTACAGCACCATCAGCATTAGAAAGTTGTATGTTATTCAGGTCTTTTGAGTTGATGTTTCCTGGCTT